GCGCCGATCTGAGCGACGCCGATCTGCGCTACGCCATTCTGAGCGGCGCCGATCTGCGCGACGCCGATCTGCGCGGCGCCGATCTGAGCGACGCCGATCTGCGCTACGCCATTCTGAGCGGCGCCGATCTGCGCGGCGCCGATCTGCGCGGCGCCGATCTGAGCGACGCCGATCTGCGCTACGCCATTCTGAGCGGCGCCGATCTGCGCGGCGCCGATCTGCGCGGCGCCATTCTGAGCGGCGCCATTCTGAGCGACGCCGATCTGCGCGGCGTTGATCTGCGCTACGCCGATCTGCGCGGCGCCATTCTGAGCGACGCCAACGGATTGCCAATTGCTGCAGATGCCCAGCAACGTCTGCGTGCGGTTGCCAGCCATGTATTGGCTCACCCCCAAAACCTGCAGATGAGAATCTGGCATAGCGAGTGCGGCACTACTCACTGCCTAGCAGGGTGGGCTATTCGCCAGGCTGGAACATTAGGTAAAGTCTTGGAGAAACTTCATGGCCCATACATGGCTGGATTGCTGTTGTTAGGCGCTAATGCTGCTGCGCACTTTTATGACAGCAATAATGATGCGATTGCGTGGCTGCAGTCTGTTGCACAGGAGGCGGCATGACCACACCACACCGCGCCACGCCTGAGGAGTGGGCCAAGTGCGAGGAAGGCGCCCGTCTTTGGTCTGGCGCGTTCAACTGCATCCTTGAACTCCGCTCCCGCATCGAGGCGCTGGAGGCCCCCATGACCGAACTCCGCGCCGCCATTGCTGAGCGCCTCGGCTGCTCGCAGAGCGTGGAGGCCAGCCGTGTTCAACGCTGACTTTTACCCCACGCCGCCCGACGTGGCGGCCACCATGCTCGACCCACTCGACCTGCGCGGCCGGGTGGTGGTGGAGCCTTCCGCCGGCTCGGGCAACCTAGTGCAGGCCTGCCTAGAACGCGGCGCCGCCGAAGTGCTCATGGTTGAGCCTGAGCCGAAGCTGCGGGCCATCCTCGCCGGCATTCCCGCCGACTGCCACCTGATCGGCAACGACTGGCTGGCCGTCACTGCCGAGCAGATCAGCCATGCCGACCTAGTGGTGATGAACCCGCCATTTTCGGCCGATGAGTACCACATCCTGCACGCCTGGGCCATCGCCCCGCCGGGCTGCGAGATAGTGGCCCTCTGCAACTGGAACACGGTCTCCACCGACAGGTGGAGCAACAGGGCCAGTCGTGAGCTGAAGACGCTGATCGAGCAGTACGGCAGCAGCCACAACCTGGGCCCGGTGTTCGAGGACGCTGAGCGCACTACGCGCTGCGAGATCGGCATGGTGCGGCTCACCAAGCCTGGGCAACGTGTAAGCGGCGCTGATGAGTTCGACGGGTTCTTCCTGGGGCCGGACGACATCGAAGCCGAGGGCCAGGGCCTGATCAAGTACCGCCGCAGCCGCGACCTAGTGAACAGGTACGTGGAGGCCTGCAAAATCTATGACCAGCAACTGGAGGCCGGCGTGCGCCTGCAGGCCCAAGTGGGCGGCATCTACAAAGGCGAGCTGGGCGTCCAGATCAGCATGGAAGGCTGCGCCGTCAGCCGCAACAGGTTCCGCAAGGAGCTGCAAAAGTCGTTCTGGGAGTCGGTGATCGCCGAGATGTTGCCGCGCGAGATGGCCACCAGCCATCTAGCAGGGGACATCAACAAGTTCGTGGAGCAGCAGACGAAGGTGCCATTCACCGAGCGCAACCTGTTCAGGATGCTGCAGATCATCGCCGGCACCACCGACCAGCGGATTGATCGTGCGGTCGAGGCTGCGTTCGATGAGCTTACCCGCCACACCGCTGAGAACCGCTGGCGGGTCGAGGGGTGGAAGACGAACGACGCCTACCTGTTCAATCAGAAGTTCATCGTGCCTTACATCGCCGAACCGGACTGGAGCGGCGGCACGGTGAGCATCCGCTACGGCGGCAACAAGAGCCGGGTGCAGGATCTGGTGAAGGCCCTGTGCTACATCACCGGCCGGAAGTACGAGGAGGTCGAGAAGCCTGATCGGCCAGGTGGTTTCGACCGGATGGAAAGCGGCGTCTGGTACGACTGGGGCTTCTTCGAGTTCAAGGTCTACAAGAAAGGCACCGGCCACTTCAGGTTCAAGGACCTGGAGGACTGGGCCGCCCTGAATGCCAGGGTGGCCCGGATTAAGGGCTTCGTGCTGCCGGAGAAGCTCCGGCGCAAGCCCACTCGCAAGACCAAGCGATGATCAAGCTCACCGACGCCACCCAGGCCGCCATGACCAAACTCCGCGCCGCCAGTGCTGAGGCTCGGCCTGCTGGGTTGGTGGAGAGGGTGGCAATGGCCCTCGACAGCAGTTGCCCACAGGATGAATACGTGATCAACGACTGCCGCGCCGCAATCCGCGAGGTGGCGGCGTTTTTGGAAGCTATTCAATGGCAGTGGTGCGACTCCGCAGCGGAAGTGGTGGCGGAAGTGGTGGCCGAGTTTCGACGGGAGGCCGACCATGGCTGACCAATTTCCTGACGCCACGAAAATGGTCCTCTTCCCAGCGGATTAGTTGGTCTGGCACGCCTACGAAACAAAAAAGCCCCGCAAGGGGCCTTTCTTTATGACAAAAATCGTCCAGCGGGCAGAGAGCTGATTGCTCGCAAGCGCGAAGAAACGCTCGCCCTACATCCCGCTACAAGCATAGACAAAAAGAAAGCCCCTTGCGGGGCTCCCTCTTGCAATCCTCCGATAAGCCCTGCTTCATTCCCGAAGCTGGTTGGTCGCCCTCACCGACCCATGCGCTCGGCTGCACTTCTTTCGATAGTGCAAAACCAACCGGACTCCCCCACCCTCACGGCATCAGCGATGGAGGCGATTAAGCCTCAGGGGCGAATTGCCTACAAAGCATACCACGACGCAGGGGATTGTTCGTTCTGCTACGGTGGGTATTGCTCAATCCTGAGCCTGCCAGGCGACTGGCCCCTCTAGCTACTTACACAAACAAATGCGTTTTTTCCTTTCTTTTCTGACCATTACTGCTTTTGCTGCAGCTCCCGCCCACGCTGCCCGTTGTGGTGATGCCAGTTTCTATGGCCGTGGCGATGGCTTTGCCTGGCGTACAATGGCAAACGGCCAGCCAATGAACCCTTCCGCAATGACCACTGCCCATCGCACACTACCGTTCGGCTCGCAAATTCTGGTGCGCAATCCAGCCAATGGCAAAAGCGTGCGCGTGACCGTTACGGACCGAGGCCCATTTTACGGTGGGCGAGAGCTTGATCTGAGCTACGGTGCGTTCTCCCGCGTAGCAAGCCCGTCTCAAGGGGTTGCTGGGCTGTGCTGGACAAGACTGGCGTAAGGCTTAAGACAAAGGCCAAAATTGCGCTATTCTTTGCCAGAGGTTGGCGATTGCCCCTCTTTCGGCCAGGCGGGGCGCAGTGTGGCAGGTCGTGGCTGGGCTAGGCTCGGCATGGCGTGGCTAGGTACTACCTGGAGAGAGGCGCTTCGGTGCCTCTTTTTCATGCTCGCGTCGACCATGTACTTGTGGTATTGTTTGGCAGTCGCCCGCCAAGAGGTGCCCACCCATGCCTGACAACTCCTACTACGCCTCTACAGCGTGGAGGAGAAAGCGCGAGCAACGGCTTAATCACGACAACCACCAGTGCCAAGGCTGCGGAATTACCCGCGAGCAACTTGAGCAACTTGGTTGGCCATCGCTTCAGGTGCATCACAAGAATGCGGGACCACCGGACTACACGTACCCCTCGTTTGGCAACGAGCAACTGTCAGACCTTCTGACGCTCTGCTCTGAATGTCACGATGGCATTACCAATTCAGTTCGACGCCAGCGTTTCAAGCTCGATCCCAAAAAGCAAGTTGAGCCAGTTCTCATTCAAGCATCATCTTTGCACGTTCCATTGTTATCAAACAAGCCCAATGTCTCAACTTCCGACTGTTCAAATTCGCTTCAAAGGCGTGAGCCCATTGTTGTGCCACAACGGTCAAACAGCCGATCCGCGAAATACTTATGCGAAGGCGATGAGGGCCGTTAGCTCGAAGCGAAAAAAAACCGACGCCGACTTTGACGAACTCGCTCGTCTTGAGTGGCTGGCTGGTCTTTACCGCACCAATGATGATCTTGTCATCCCTGATTATGTCATTGAAAGTACAATGATTGGCGGCGCTAAAAAGTCCAAGCGTGGCCCTCAGGCAAAGTGCGGTCTGTTCTTTACCGAACACGCCTCCCTTCAGTTTGCAGGCAAGCCTGACGCCATCACCGATGAAACCCTCGCGGAGATGTTTGCCAGCGGTGACTTCACTCACACCATCGGCGTGAAGGTGGGGATGGCCAAGGTGATGCGCACTCGTCCCATCTTCCGTAACTGGAGCATCAATGCCATCGCTCAATACGATCCCGACGTGCTGAACCTGCGTGACGTGGAAGAAATTGCCACTGACGCTGGTAAGCTGGTGGGACTGGGCGATTGGAGGCCCAAGCACGGTCGTTTTGAGGCTGAAGTGATGCCTGTCACTGAAACCCTCAACCGGATGCTTGCTGAGGTGGCCTGATCGCGCTGGGCATCCTCTGGTGTAAGTCCCAGCGTGGTGATACTGGGCGAGGTGAGGCGTGGTTTGGAGGGGTGAGGCCGGACTAGGCTAGGCTAGGCTTGGCAAGGTTGTTGGCTGCAGACAGCAGCACTGAGGGCGCAAGCCCTCTCTGCTGCTCTTTACATGAGCAGTCTGGGCAGGCTTCGGTCGGGCGCGTTACGGCGTGGCAGGGCGCGGTGCGCTGAGGTCGGGCAGGGCAGGGCAATGGCTGCAGACGGCAGCACGGAGCTTCGCAAGAGGCTCCCTGCTGCTCTCTTGAAGAGTAGACAAGGTTCCGCTCGGCGGGGCTTGGCGGGGCTCGGTCTGGTATGGTTCGTCGGGGCGCGGCGCGGCGATAGCTGCAGACGGCAGCACTGAACGTCTTCGAGCGCTCTCTGCCGCCCTCAAGCGGTTGTAGCAAGGCATGGAAAGCTAAGGTCTGGCAAGTCACGGCGGGGTTCGGCCAGGACAGCTTTGGTGTGGCATGGTTAATAAGGGGGCGCTTGGCGCCCCTTCCACCAAGGAATACTGATGCTGACAGTTGGCGACACCGTAGACCTGAATGACCAGAACTTTGGCTGGCGAGGTGCCTATGTCATTACGAAGGATTATGGGGATGGCAAGGTGCAAATTGTTAACACTGCCACGAAAAGCAAGCAAGTCGTAAGTGCTTCCCGTTTACGCAAGGGCAGGCTCGCTCCGTTCTTCATCAAAACGCTCAAGCCCTAGGCACAAGTGCTTATCCGCCTTTGCTGACAAAGGCTTCACAAGGGGCAATGGGGCAGGCAAGATGAAGAAGAGAACAGCTCAAGGCGCTCCGCAAGGGCGCTTTTTTCTTGCCTTGGCGCAACTGTAGCGCAGAGCACAGGCTTATGAAGCATTGTCACAGAGCTGGACAGGACAGGCTCGTAAGGCTATTGTGGCCCTGTTGATCCCTCTATCACGCCATGCCTTCTGGATACACAGCGCCCATTGTAAAGGGCATCACCTTTCAGCAGTTCGCCCTTGATTGCGCTCGCGCTTTTGGCGCCTGCATCACCTTGAGGGATGAGCCCGGCGGTGGTGAGCAAATTCCTGATGCCTTTGAGCCCAGCGACTATCACCTTAAGGCCATTGACCGCACCAGGACTGAACTGGAACGCCTTTCCAAGATGTCTGCAGCAGACTGCACCCATGCAGCCAATCAAGAATGGGAACAGGCTGAAGTAAGCCGATTGGAGTGTCTGCAAAAGGCGCTTGCATTGCGGGCTTCTTATGAAGACATGCTTAACCAAGTGGAGCGATGGAATCCGCCCACAGACGATCACTATGAGCTTAAGAAGTTTATGCGTGAGCAAATCACAGAAAGCATCCGTTTTGACTGCTCAACAGAGCATTGCAGCAAGCCTTGTGAACGATTGTCCGGAGAAGAATGGCTACAGCAGGAAATCAAAGGTTGCGAGCGTGATCTTTCTTACCACAGAGAGCACTATGCAAAGGAAGTGAAACGGGCTGCTGAGCAAACGGCCTGGGTGAAAGCGTTGCGCGAATCCTTGGTCTGATTTTGTTTACTCACCTTCGCCCTCAAGTCCATGCACCCCCTTCGCTTTCTCACTATTGCTGCTGCCATTGCTCCTTGGCTGGCAGCCATTGCTTTTGTCGTTTATTCGCCTGCTACAGAAGATAGGCCAGCAGACTATGCATCCTGCATAAAGCTCCATCCGCAAAAATACTGCCGCTTAACGCACCTTCCAGTCACCGTCGCCCAGGAGCAGGCCCGTGGCCATCGTTGAACAGCGGTTAGGCCACAGCCTGTGGCTGAGCAGCCCGTTGCCTGATGATCAGGCCCGTTGGGAGCTGCTTGACTCAGGACCGGACAGGCAAGCGCTAGAACGCCAGGCGCGGTCACTTCTGCGCATTGGAGCCGTCAACCGCAGGCGCATTGCCGTGGTGGATGGGCTGGAGCCTCCACCGTGGAAGCCTGTTTTGTGAACTTTTGTAACAGGAGGCGATGGTGGGGAGGAAGGGCTGTATTGTTGGTTCAACGAGGCGAGAGCCTCACCCCTTTTCAGCCATGATCAACGCTTCCGCCCTTCGCTCCACGCTTCAGCAGCAAATCAATGCCATCCATGCAACCGGCTGGACCAGTGATGCTCAATTGCTGCAGAACGACCTCGACCGCTCTGGCAATTGCCTCGCTGAATTGCTCATCACTCGCGACTCAGTAGAAGAGATCCTTGGATGGACTGCCGAGCTTCAATCTGTTACCGCTTGATTTTTGCTTATTATTCCCCCTGCATCGCTTCCCATGATCACCACTGAACTTCCCTCGTTTATTCTTGAGGCTGCTGCTCAATTTGCTTCCAAGGATGAATGCAAAGAAGCCCTGCAAGGCATTCACCTTCTGAACTGCGGCACCACCGTCAGGGTGGCAGCAACCAACGGTCACTATGCTTTTCGCGCCTATATGGAGAAGGGCCAGCATTGCTCCATGGACAATGATGAACTATTGGTGCCTGTTTCTGCTTTCAAGAAGAAAGTGGGCTATGCCCGCAAAGCAATCATCAACAGCGCAGAAGGGGAGGTGAGATTCTATGGCGGCAAGAAAGAAGAACTCAACATGCTTGAGGCCCGTCCTTGCCAGCCACTGCCCTATCAGTTCCCGCAGATTGATCAAATCTTCCCCAGCGAAGAGCAAATGAGCAACAAGCCTGGCAAGCCTGTTGCATTCAACGCCTCCTACATGAAAATCATTTCTGAAGTGGTGGCCAAGTTTTCCGAGACTGGCAACATCAAGATGCACCTTGCATCGCCCACTTCTGCAATGCTCTTTACCGCTTCCTTGGAAGATACCGAGGTGCAACTGCTACTCATGCCTGTGCAAGTGAGAGACTGGTGAGACAAATAGAAGAGGCCCGTTGGATTGCCTATTCTTCCGCGACAATCAAGCATGGCTCTGTGTTTCTCACAGGGCCTGATGCTATCCCCCTCCCCATTGATCCTCCCGTTCGTATCGGCAGACTCGCCAGGGGATGCCTATGTAACAGCCCGCGAGACTGCTCTGGCAGAGGGACTGATTCTCTATAGGGTGATTGTCGTGGGAGGCCCTTACGGGGGCTCCTGAGGGCACTCCAGGGGGCGTTGGCCGCTAACCGTTATCCCGTTAGGTTTTTAGGCTTGACGGGATTAAACAGAGTGGAGAGGGAGAATCATTCTCATTCCTGCCGTATCTACAATGTATATACGTTGCAAAGTGTAAAACTGTATCGCACGCTACAGAGCAGTAGCTAGGAAGTGTGCGCGAAGGGGCTCGGGGTATCCCCTGCCAAGTGGCTCGTAGTTTTCATCGAGTTTTCATTTTTCATCCCCACAATGCTTTATTGTTTGTCAATGGGGAAAGGCCAATACGAGCCTGGTATTGCCCGTTGTGCCAATACTCCGTCAGAAGCTAGTTGCGACTGACCGAACGATCTTTAATGAGCGAGCTGGAGTGAGGTCATAAGATTGTTCGACAGGGAGTTCTATTCTTCCAAGGCAATAGTGCGAGCGTAAAGTTCTTTCCACCATTGATGGTCAATGCCTCGTCTAGTTTGGCAGGGAAGTTGTCCTGGCCATGAACGATTGCCTTTGGCAAGGTTCTCCACACCTGGAAGTGTTTGTAAGTTGGCTGGCACATGCAGGCCGCAAACGAAGTCGCTTTTTAGGGGCACGATGTGATCAACGTGGCACGGTTCGCCAGTGAAGTCTTGAAGCCATAGCGCTTCTGCATAGATTGCATTGATGGCCGCTTGATCTACCCATGGCGGGGTGGCATTGCGTTTAGTTGCTCTTCTGTGAGCCTGCCCTGCTCTTCTTTTATCTCGATTATTTTGATGATACTCTTTTTTCCGCTGTAACGCTTTATCTCGATTGTTTTGATACCATTCTTTACGACGTTGCGATATTTTATTTTTGTTATTTTGATGATACTCTTTTCCCCGCTGTAACTCTTTATCTCGATTATTTTGATGATATCCTTTTTGCCGTAGGTTATTGCAATCCTTGCATGAAGCCCGAAGTCCATCTCTTTGCTTCCTGTCCCGGGGAAAGTCATTCAACAGCTTCACTTCCTTGCACTTGGAACACTGCTTCGTTTTTGAGGTTTCAAGGTGCACGATTGTCTCGTGACAATAAGCGCCATGATAACGAGCAAAAGCCAGCGCGTGCTGGTCAAACGATCTAGCCAGTTACAAGCCGGAGTGAGCGCATAAGATTGTTCGTAGCAGGCCGAACGAGAAGTAGCTCTAGCGATTGTTCAAGAGGCCGATTACTTCTTTTAGTGGCATTCCTGATAATTACCAATTAATTGTTTTCCTGATAGTTATTGTGTAGATACGTTGTATATACGCTCTAAGAAAAGGCTTTGTTCTGGAATTAGGGATGTCTCGCCGCCTTTTCTTTCCCATTGTTCTCTCGCGCAGGAAGCACCGTTTGAGCGGGTAGCTCCCCAAGAGCGTTGGTTAGTACGGTGCTGTTTTCTTCTTCTTTGTATAGTATTGAACTCTTTTGTTTATCCAGCCCCACGCAAGCACACCTTCCCCGTAGACCTATCGCTCACACCAGAAGAAAGAAGATTGTTGATGGTTAGTGATGGAGAGGGAGCCTAATGATCGTAGTCGCTTGGGGCTCTGCTCGTTCGGCTCCTGGCGAAGGTTTTTAGGAAAGCATCGTAAAGAAGGACGCTTAAGAACGTTCGCTTTGGGGCTCCCCTCTCGCCGCGTCCTTCTGCTTCTGGAAGAAGAAGGTAGTTGAGAGGGAGTGGTAGAGCAGAGCCGCTTGGTCAGGAACGCTTGGGGCTCCCGCTCGTAGCGGCTCGCAGAGGCTTCTGAACTGCTCGTAACTGCTTAGTCCAGCTCGCACCACTGCGCGTTGGCACGTCCACTGCTCGTAGACACACGCTGCGCATAACGCTATTGTAAACGATGGGTGGTGGTAAGTGCGAGGGTATTGCTACGACAGGGCTTGCAAGCAAAAGTGGTAAGTGGTAAGGTGCTTCTGGTAAGTCAATCCTGTCTTTCATGGACTACGACGGTCGCTTTTTTGTCGTTCAATGGGAAAACGATCCAGATTTTGTCTACTGCTCATGGCGAACCACGCCAGAAGCATTCAAGCAGGGCTTGCTCGACCTCCTCTGGTACTCTCCCCATCGTCTTGTTGTGCTCAAGGTGGTAGCAGCGTCTGTCAACGACGAGCTGGCCATCACTGCCCACCTGGACGCCATTGCTCCCATGGCCACATTGTCAGCTCCTTCATGGAGGCCAAACAATGCACTGCTGCGGGAGTTCGTCAGGAGCTTGCCTTGTCAGACAAGAGAAGCTCGGTGCGCCATTGGCAACTACAAGAATCGCTTGCTTTGGAGGATTGGCAGCAACAGTTCACGTCCCGCCAGGGAAACCATCATTGAAGCCTTGGGATCATCGCCTGTGCCACTGTCTCCTGAAAGCATCCACCGACTGCCTAGCGTTACCATTCCTCAGCAGACCATCTACAACACGCTGAGCAGGATGGCGAATGAAGGTTTGACTTGGCGCCCAGAGAGAGGGCTGTATGCACTCACGGAAGCTGGCATGACTCTCTACAGGAAGCTTGCAGCGCAGCCTCGTCCTCGTAAAAGCGTTCGCTCTCTTCGCCCGTAGCCCCATGACTGTACGCTCTGAGCCTTCCCGCACGCTGCTCCGCTTTGAAGCCATTTGGGCTGTCACTATTGCCAAGAAGCGCACGCACAACCAGCTAGTCCGCAGACTCAAGGCTTTGCTCCAGCCTTCCGTGAAGGGCAGCTACGCTCCTACGCTCACGGGCAAGACTGGCCATGCTGCCGTTGTCCTCTGCACCTCCATGGAAGAACTAGACCTAGATGGCTCCTGGCCGGAATGGTAGAGCCCTGCGGGCTCCAAGGGAACACTGCGTGTTCCAAAGAAGCCCTGCGCATTTCCGGCTAAACTGACTTAGCCCGTTCCCCTTCTCCATGGCAATCACCATCACAGGCAGCCAGTTTCGATGGAAGGGGCGCCCCATCCGCTTAGCAGGCAGCCATACGTGGAACACTGTTCAGCCAATGGCAGGCGAACGCATAGGGCTTGATAAGATCACTGGCAATTTTACTAAGCTATGGACCATTGAAACCAAAGGGCTTGTAGCAAGCAATAGCCTCTGGGGCTCCAACACTCCCGGCTTCATCAAAGTGGACAATGTGCCATGGAAGAAAGATGGCAGCCTTAACCCTGCGTACTATGACAATCTTGGCAAAGTAGTGAAGCGAGCAGGCAGGCGCGACATGATTACCATGGTCAGCCTGTTTGAAGGTTCCATTCAAGACATTTTTGATCGGGCCTGGGAGAACCATCCTTTCAATGGACTGGGGCCAGAGGATCACGATGAAGTGCATACCAAGGGCAAATGGAACCAGTATCAACGCGCCCACGTAAAGAGGGTTGTCAATACCTTGGAAAAGCATGACAATGTGATGTATGAAGTGGGCAATGAATTGATGGGTAGTAGCGTGCCGTGGTTTCAGAAGCAAGTGGTGAAGTGGATTAAGAAGTGGACTGACAAGCCTGTGGGCGTAAGTTACGCTAGGGGCATTAGACCGTCTAATGGCAGGCAAGAAACGTGGATGAAGCACACTGGCGCTGATTTCATTCTTCCAGAGGGTTCCACTAGAGACGTGCCATGGTTCAAGGGGGCTGTCATTCGTGATAGCGACCACGACCGTCCGCTGTTTTCCCCATTGACCAGCTTTCAAGAATCGTGGCGCAAAGGCTGGGGGTTGCTGCTGATGGACGGCGTGAATGGCACGTTCCTGCGCAATCAGGAAAGCATGGCTTCTGCTAAAGCGTTCATCAAGGACGTTCTAGCCTGAGTCTCAAAGCGACAGTTGAGACTGCTGGACAATGGCAGGCAGAGGCTTATGCTGAGCGGGTCCCTTAAAGGCCGACCATGCCTTACACGCTTCATAACCTTGGCTACGAAACCGTACCCAGCGACGAAAACTCCTATTCCACCCGCGTCACCATTGAAGACGAAGGAGGAGAAGATGAGTGCATTTTGCTACGAGCCGAAGAAATTGACGCCGAGCTTCCCATTGCCATTGACGAATGGCCTTTAATTGTTCAAGCAGTGGAAAAGCTGCTTGCGGATAGAGCGCAGAAGGAAAAGGCTTTCAAGCCTGCAGTGACCAAGGAGTTCTTGGCCACAATTGATTTCAGCAGAGCTGGAACAATGGAAGTACTCAGCGGGCTCCCCGCAATGCTTGACGAAGCATTTACGTGGGCATTCACTCAGCAAGGGCAGGATTACTGGTATGATCGCCATCATAGCAAGATTGAACTCTCTGACGACGATAAAGCCCTTCTGCAAAGCTGGGTGGATGCTGCTGACTACTACGAGACGAACAATGGCTGATCATCCTGTGAAAATGCAAGCAGAGCTGATAAAGGAGTTGAACGGACTACCTCCAATGTGCGCGATAGAAACGGCATTCCAAGCTGGCGCAGATCAGGAGCTGGAGGCGTGCTGTGAGTGGCTCAGATCGAAAGACATTCTTGAGCCCGCCATTGATGCCCTTCGCGCCGCCCGCCGCCCCAAGCCGCCGACACTGGCTGAGCAAGCGTTGGCAACACTGCCCGAAGATGCTGGTAAATACGACTTCACAGCTATAACTACACCGCAGCTCTCTGTTATCCGCGCCGCCCTCAACCGTCTCGCTGAGCTGGAGGCTAAGCAGTGAATTACAGTTTTAGCATCAAAGACGCAATGGAAGCCGCAGAAGTCAAAGTAGGCATTGAAGGATGGAAAGCCTACGAATGGCAGAACTGCGATGGAGATTCAATCGTTACCGGCAGTGTCCCTGATGGTGTCTACAGCAAAGGGCCACGCAAAGGTGAGCCTCGATTCAAAGGGCCAGGGGAACGAGTAATCGTCTCCAAGGTCGAGCTAGAGACAATGGCCGTCGCCTACGAAGCAGAAACCGGCAAATGCTGGGACTGCAGAGGCACCGGCAAAATGTGGGCCGGCTGGAACAAGGCCGAAGGCAACAGCTACCAGGAGTGCCAGCGGTGCAACGGCACAGGGGAGGCCCAGTAATGACTGATCACTCTTTCCATCAAACACGCCTAATTGGTCTTGCCATGGAAAATGCCACGTTGCCAGAGTTCAAGCAGCTAGTAGATAGGTTTGAGGCTTTTGAGCTGTGCGCAACCAAGCGTGCCGCTGCAGCCTTTGGCTACCTCCTGGCAAAAGAGGAAGCTGAGCAAGCCAAGCAGTCCCCATCCCCTGAAACCGCCTATGACAAGGTGTGCGCCATCCTTGAGCTTTTCAGTGAAGGCGAGTATGGCGAAGTAGAAAGAGCGGCAGACAAAGTGTTTGGCGCCATTTATCAATGGCTAAGTAAAGAAGACGGCATTGACAAGGAAGTACTGGCAACGGCATTTGCTCATTACCTTCCTCCTGTAGATGCTTAACTGTTCATTCTGAACACCACGCTTTTCCCATTGCCCCTAGCCTTAACTGACTAGGGGCTTCTTTTATGGGCATGTTTGATGACCTTCCCGCGCCATTCATGGTGTCTGCGATCAAGGTGTGGCCTTGCGCCAGTCGGCCTGGTTTTCAATGGTTCATTGCCTGGGAAGGACGCCCGTACTACTTCCGCAGTCGCAACGATGCCATCCTGTTTGCGAAAGACCGCTGCTCCGTCGAAGATCATGAAGGCTTATGCGATTGAGCCGTTAAGAAGCCCTGTCCTGCGCTAGTCTGCCTCTGTTGATTCTCGCCCGCTTGCGCGGGCTTTTTCGTCTATGGCGCTAAAGGACAAGGCACGTTGCGACAAGATTGCCCGCACTGGACGAGTGGAAAGCTGGATGGAAGACCCTGAGGGGCGCTTGCCGGTTAGCTGTGCAGTAATTGTCGTTGAAGATTCAATGGAAGGCCGTGATGGCATTGAAGCATCTTGGCGATTCACTTCCCATGGTCTTCGTAATGGCGCTGGCGTGGCAGTGCATTTGTCTAACTTGCGTCCGCGAGGTGAACAGAACGGCAAAGGACTTACTGCTTCAGGACCATGCTCTTTTGGTAAAATCTATTCAACGCTCAATGAGATTCTTCGTCGCGGTGGCAAGTTTAAGAATGGGGCTGTAGTGCTTCATCTTGACTACGACCATCCTGATGCCATGGAATTTATTTCCATGACACGACAAGAGCTTCAATGGGCAAAGCGAGCGATCAACGTAGACGAACACTTCTTTGAGCGCACGACTCCCGAGTTTAGGAATAAACTAATTCAGGCAATTTCCAATGGAGATGTATGGCTTGTCAAGAAGAAATATGACCGCTTTGGGAATAGAGTTTTCTTCCAGGTTTGTCTCGAAGTGGCTATGCCGTCTCGGGGAACTTGCCTCCTTGAACATATTAACGCAGGTGCATGTGGCATTGATGATTTAGAGAAAGCCTTTGGTGCTGGCATGAAAGAACTTTGCGAGCTTCATGCTCGTACTGGAGTGGGTCGCACCAGTGAATATCTCCCGCCTGAAGAGGACAGACAGGTGGGCCTAGGTATTCTTGGCCTTGCCAACTTCCTCTCCATTCATGGCATTTCTTACGAAGATTTTGGTAACGCCCTAGAGAGCTACACGCTTGGTACGGAGCAATGGGATTATTGGTATGAGACAAAGGCTGGCGATGCCGTAAGCGCCTTTGACAATGCAATTGAATCTGCTGCAGAGGTGGCACGCTCGTACAATATGGAACGCGCCTTTGCCATTGCCCCCACCGCCTCTTGCTCCTACCGCTACCTCGACTCTCGCGGCTTTACCACCGCCCCTGAAATTGCCCCTCCCATTGCCCGCATTGTCGATAGGGATAGTGAGACAATGGGCGTGGAGCAGTTTGAATATGGGCCGGTAGAGATTGCCGAGGAAGTGGGCTGGGAAGCGTTCCGCAAGGTGGCGGATGGCATCATGCGCCTCATGGAGCGCACTGGCCTCCTGCACGGCTACTCCCTTAACTGGTGGTCTGACATGGTGGTTTGCGACGAAGACTTCCTCAAGGAATGGCTAGAAAGTCCGCAAACCTCTCTCTACTACGCCCTGCAAGTGCAAAGTGGCACTCAAGCTAAGGACGACGTTGGAGTAGACTTGGAAGAGAGTCTGACCGAGTTCTTTAGCTTGGACAGTGAAGAGGAGCAAGCATCTTGCTCGATTGACGGAGGCTTCTGCGCGGCCTGTGCAGAGTGACCTTTCACTACTTTCTCAACGACTACGGGGCCGAGCTATCGGCCCTTTGTTTTCTGTCTTTTCTTTTCCTCGCATTGATTAACAATGGCCGCTCTTGACTACTTTTCTGCTGTTGCCCGTAAGCGCCCCTGGCAAGCCGTGCCCGTTACCAAAGGCAATCTTGTACCGGGCTCTGAGGAAACCATCTTCCGCGCCCTTGCAATCCGCCATCTGGAGCTTCCCGTAAAGGACATGCTGCTTGAAGGGCTCAAGCGTGATCTGCCAAATACGCCTGGTCTTATTGAAAGCATTGAAAGCAACATCCTTGACGAGGAGCGCCATGACATTGCCTTGAACTACGTGGTCGCAGCTCATGGAGTGGACGAAAAAGCTGAAGCAGAAGCCCTCAAGATTCGTCAAGCATGGATTGATCACCCAGCCCACCCCATGGCCAAGGTGGCAGTTCTGGAACGGAGTTTATTCTTTACCATCCTGCCGTTCTTTCGTTTCAATGGTGACAAAGGACTGCGAACTGTTGCGTCCGACATTTCAAGGGATGAGATATGTCATGCTTTCTGCCATACGGAAATCTGCAAAGAAGCGGGAGAAAAGTATGGCGAAAGCCTGAACAAGCTCCGCAAAATGACTGCATTGTGGATTTACGATAAGCTAGGCAAGTCGTCCAACAAATACTTGGACAAAGACTTCTGGCTTCGTCAAAGCGATAGCCTGTTTTTCCATGGAAAAGCGCCTGAGCTGAATGAGACAAAAGCAAGCGTAATGCCCAGCTTCTTTGAAACCAATGCGCTGAACCTTCCCGCCTACGGTAGATAGAAACGCCTATGACCTGCTTCGGCAGGGCTTCCAGCCCAGTGCGAACCAATTGGACAGGGCGGCTCCAGCGCCTCTCCCTAGGACGCTAGTGGAAGCGCTGACAGCGATGGGGTTCAAGTCCCTCCTGGGCTTTGTGCTATAGTTTCAAGCGACAGATGCGACGGGCTTGCCTGCCGGTACTGTCGCAAGCCCTTGCTCTAGCAGCAAGGCGGTTTCCGGGGAGTTGGCCAACGTTGCAACCGGAAAACCTAGCAAACGTCGGAAATGGGGGTGGATGCCTGTCCGGTAATTTCAAATTGCCACTTTCGGGCTACCCACCCTCGCCCCCCGCTCTGCTTCGGCATCGGGCCTCAAGTCCTGCTTCGGCAGGCCAGGAGGGTTGATCGCCTCCTGTAGCGCCCCTAAGCCTCTCAACGATGCTCAAGCCTGGGGCCTTTGGGAAAGATGCCAGACCGGGCTCTGGCTACTAAAGGGGCTAAACCTCTTTGGTGTAGATGGTTCGATTCCGTCCTTTCCCTTTCTGATATAGTGGCACCACCTCGCGCATCCTCATGAACAGGACAAGAGTGGCTGCCCTCGTCGCTGCAAGATGTGACATTCCCTACCATCGTGCCATCCTGATCACTGACACGTTCTTTGAAGTGATCGTGGAAGCAATGATGGCAAAAGAGCCTCGCGTGAGCATTCCTGGCTTTGGCTCGTTCATTCCTCGCATCCACCAACCTAGGCAGTATGAGCTGCCCACCACAAGGCGCATCATCAAGGTGCCAGAAAGGGTGGTGCCACGCTTCATCCCTAGCATGGAGTTCATTAAACGCATGAACGGAGGCCGTTACAAGTTCTCTAGCAAACTATCATGAGCGCTTTTGTTACTTCAGACCTTCATCTAGGCCATTCCAAGATTCTTGAGTTTATCAATCCTGATGGATCTTCGGTGCGCCCGTTTTCTTCACTTGAGGAAATGCACGAAGCCTTAATTGATCGCTGGAACAAAATGGTCAACACAAAGGATCGCATTTACATCTTGGGCGACGTGGCAATCCCTCGTTCAGCGCTCAAGCTCCTAGATCAGTTCAATGGGAGCAAGGTATTGGTTCGCGGGAATCATGACATCTACCGCCTTCAAGACTACCTACCATATTTCCACGACATTCGCGGAGCATTCTTTCGTGAAGGCTTGATCTATACGCATATTCCAGTGCATCCGTGCAACCTGTCTGGGCGTTACGCCGGCAACGTACACGGCCACTTGCATAGCCATTTGGTTTACACGGACGATGGGCAAGTAGACAGGCGCTACTTTAATAGCTGCCTAGAGCGTAACGATTTCGCTCCTGTACCATTGGAGAAGATTAAGGCTTACTTTGGGTTGTGACTTCCGAAAGGCGCACTTTCAACACTCCCCTCAGGGAGCCGTGGAACGCCTGTATCCATCAATGCCTCCGTGCCATTGACAATCACACTGCCTTGTACTTACAAACTGGACTTACGTGGCATGAGCAGAAAGCTGCTGCGCTCAGGGCCTACGTTGCGGAGTTGAAAGACTGGTTGATAGAGCAGGAAAGGCAATAAGGCAGTTCGCTGTTTGCGAATGGCGAACAAGGGCAGCAGAGCAAGAGGGTGTCGAGAGGTTCTTCAAGCTTCTTTGTACGACGATTAAGGCAAGGTTGGCCCTGCTCCCTCTTGATACTGGAGGAACGGAATCCCCTTTAACCGTTGGCCAACGGGCTCCTGCAGGAAGCCTCGCCAGCATATCACAGCCTTTCGCTCCAGAACACTGCTGCGCCTTCTTCCCATAGCCTCTTGTTTACGCGCTTGGCCTCTACAAAAGGCACAATGATTTCCCGACAAATGCCGCATTGAGAAAAGCAGAGCTTAACCATCACCCTTCTGTTTTCTTCAACGCTCGTTCCAACTTGCGCAGTTTTGGCAACAGTTCAGGCTGATAGAAGTGCTCTGCAGCCAGGAGCTGCAAAGCAGTTTGCTTGTCTGCTTCCAGCAATGCAACTAGGAATGTTATTTCTTTAAGGGAAAGAGAGATGTTCATTGCTGGGATTTTCAGGAAAAGCGAAAAAGGCGCATTTGTGAAAATTGTAGCGGAGGTTAGCGCAGAAGCGAATTTAACCAATCGATGTCCGAATCCTTGGATGCTTCCAAAACGGCTCCTGCAAGGGCGAAGGCATAATCATCAATGCCACTCTCCTTGCCGCCGGTTACATTCCACTGGCCGCTAGTCCTGTAGATAACGCTTAGATTTTTGAGCTGCCAAACAGCCTTCTTGTGAGGATAAAGCTCGATCAGTCCCGCATTGAACAGTTCCTTGGTCTTGCTAAAGGCACGCATCTTTGTAGAGACACTCCACGCAAGTTCCGAGATTGGATAATCCTTGGCAAGCGATTGTATCAACGCTGAGCTATTGAATTGGTCGAGCACGATGCTCTCAAACTCATAAATACGATGGTGTTCCTTGATCCATTCTTCTACCTTTGCAATGCTTACTTCTTTCTTGCCGCCAATGTCAAAGTCCGCATCAAACGCATAAAACTTGTCAATTACCAGTCTTTCTCCTTCATAATGAACGATGCAAGCCGTGTAATCGTCTCGACCAACGCCACCACGCGCAGGGTCTAGCGCCAGCACATAAGTGCCCTTGTATTCAATCTTCGGAGGAAGGATGGTTCTGTCTTTGTTGACTGCAACATCAACAATCTCGGGGGCAAGCAGTACTGAGTTGCTTGAACGGAACTGAGCACCAAACTCAACAAAAAAGCTCTCTTCATCCTTCTTCCTTGCGTTTTCAAGAAAATCACACCCCCATGGAAGATGTGGGTTAATTTCCCATGTCGGAATTTGCAGGGCCTGCATACCTGGAAACTCACCACTTTGCGCTTGCTTGAAATGCTCAAAGAACAAGCCCGAGTTTAGATAGGGAGATGACAGTTCGATGATTTTGCCGTATTTACCAAACTGAGCAATGGAAGGAGCCAAAGCTGTGTACATTGCTTCCGCGCCCCTGTTCGCATCGCCCTCAATAGAGAAGGCCAACTCATCTTGCAGAATCGCCACTACCGCTTTACCGCGAGATGCGCGAGCAGATGCAGGAATAGCCTGAAAGACGCAGTTATTCTTTATCTCAATCTCTAGACTTGTTTCTCGCGCAATCTCCTGCTCAAAGGGGCTGTTGATGATTAGCTGGCGTATATTGTCGAGCGCAATTTTGGACTGACCGAGATCGTTAGCTACGGCAATAATATACCATTTCTCCCCTTTTCGCACTCTTTTAATAAAGTAATCGTCAAGCACAAAGCACATATAACATGCAGCAATCGCGGACATAAAAGTTTTGCCACTACGCCTTCCGAGAGCCCAAATAGCATGGTTGATGCTCTTGTCGAAAAGGTTATCAAGAATCTCCTGTTGTTTAGGCCAGAGAGTTACGCCGAGAGCATGGCGGGCAAAGTCGGAAGGCGAAAGTGTCATTTCAAACTTTCCATGGGACGAAGAAACGATTGCCCTACAAAATACGCTGGTCGTCCTCTTGCAGGGTCGGCCCAGAATTTGTCCTGCATGGCTTCGTGCCCATAGCACCAACCATGAAGCAGCGTCTCGCCACTATCAATGGTCACAAGTACAAACTTTCGCTCAGGGCATTCTCCCTTTTGCACAATCAAATCGTAAGACCTTTTTGACCGGGTTTTGACATCTATATTTGGCAGATCCTCACTGCCGCGCTTTGCCTCAGTCTCTTTGAACAGCTCATGCTTTAGTCCCAAGAAAGAGGCCACTGCCACTTCCCCTGCCGCGCCAAGCAAATGCACCTTTAATGCTTCATCACCAAACCTTGGCCCCTTGTTTCTGCCTCTCAGCCCTTTTGCTTCATTCACAGCTTGCCTGCGACGACCTTCCTCCATCGCTAGTTGCCGCTCTTCGTCAGTGAATGTGAAAAGAATAGGAGTGGGGGCCATAAAAGCATGGGTATCGTCGCCATGATAACCACTATTAGAATGGGGAGACTAGCCACGGGAATCAATGGCAGACGACGTAGTTGATCTTGGACACGCCACGGAAGGCGGACTTAGGGCCGATTCGCTGGCAAACGTCCTAACTGGGATGGGGACAAGCCGAGATAAAAGCCGTCACACCACCACTCAACCCATTGTATTCCTCGCGCAAGAAGAGCTGGAAAATCTCTACGGAGAGTGGATTCCTCGTCGCATCATCGACGTAGTGGCAGAGCAATCTACACGCAAAGGCTACAAAGTATTGTTTGGTGGTGATGGTGCAAAAGCAGAAGAAGTAGCAGGCATTGAGCAAATCATTGAAGACCTCTACATCCTGGAGCATTTTATGCTTGCCAGCAAGAACGCCAGGCTGTATGGCGGCTCGGTGATTCTGCTCTACATTGACGATGGGCGAGAGGCGAATCAGCCAGTAGACAAGCGCAACATTCGCGCCATTGAAGGAATGGAAGTGCTTGATCGCTGGCAGATTGCGCCAGTTATCAGCGAGGAAAACCTATACGACTACTCCAAAGCGACGTACTACCAAATCATCTCAGGCGACCTCATTCAACAACCACAACTCCAGAAGATTCACAAGGACAGAATCCTGCGCTTCGACGGCGAATGGTTGCCCTATCGCATCAGGCAAAGGAACTATGGATGGGGAATGAGCAGCTTGCAAACCATCTACGACAGCTTCCGGCACTATTGGACTGGCCTCAATTCTGCTGCGACAGTCCTGGTTGAGTTTGACGTGTTTGTGCATAAGCTGCGTGGCCTGAGCACAATGCTTGCGGCAGGAAAAGAGAACGATGTAAGGCAGCGTTTGGTGCTGAATGATATGAGCAAGAGCATCTATCGCGGCTATGCAATTGACGCCGAGCGCGAGGAACTTGATTACGTTACACGCAACTTAAGCGGCATTGGCGACGTACTGGAAAAGCTCCGCATTGACATTATTGGCGCCTCACAGATTCCCCATACGATTCTCTTTGGCGAGAGCCCAAGCGGTCTTGGTGCCACTGGCAGAAGCGAAGAGCGAGACTTTGCAAAGTTCCTTGGTGATTACCAAGCAGCGCATTACAAGCGGCCTTTGCAGAAGCTGATGGAAATGATCATGCTGAGCAAGAATGGGCCGACTAATGGCGAACTGCCCGAATCGTGGAGAATCTCCTTCAATGACTTGTTTGAACTGAATGAGCGCGAGAAGGCCGACGTAAGAGCCCGTGTGGCAGCCGTGGACGGAAGAATGTTACAACTTGGCGTATTGCATCCACAAGAAGTAAGAGAGGCACGTTACGGCGGCTCTGAGTGGTCAATGGAAACCGCTCTCGATCCATCGCTTGAAGCTAACCCCGATTTAGTCGCCCCCAAGATGGGTGGTTCCACTCAAGGCGGGGGTGGAAAACTTGCAGTGCCTCCTGGTGGCCGCGATCCGATGAACGAAGAGAATGGCACACTGCCAATGGACGGCTCCAGGGAGGTTCAAGATGCTGCTGGACTATTCCTAGAAGACGACCTAGAGCACAAGCGTGGTGACGTGGAATTTACGGACAAAGAGCTTCACCAGCAGGCAATTGCTGCCGCCAAGAGCAAATTCAAGACGTGGCCCAGTGCAGTGGCGGGAGCCTATGTGACGCGCAAGTACAAGGAGCTTTACAAGCGCAAGCACGGCTCCATGGAAAAAGCCTTCAAAGGCAAGAAGACCACTGCCGAGTATTTCAAGGAAGATGCAGAAGCAATCAAGGTAAGTGGCTTGGTACTGGGCGGCGTTGACGAAGCGGCTCTCATTTCCGAAGAGGACATTGCCGAGGCGTTGCAGCAATGGAAGGAGCAAGCTCCAGCCCAGTTCAAAGAGCTGCTAGAGGCCGACAATGCTGAATGACCTAAGCGGGCTGTCCCAGGCAGTGCTGGCCACCAGGCTGGACGCTGCATGGGCTTACGACCAACGTACTGGACGCTACCGCAATGAGAAAGGACGGTTCATGAACCAGAAGGCTGTTGAAGCCTTAGTAGATGGCCGCATTGGCAAGCTGGACACTACGCTCAGGCGCGTTACAAAGATGATGGCCGATGGCAGCATCACGCTGGAGCAATGGCAAGGCAGCGTCAGGGAAGCCATCAAGGCAGCTCACATTCAGACGGCAATCATTGGCCATGGCGGAAAGGACAGCATGGGCAGTGTCGAATATGGCCGCATCGGTCAAAGGCTTCGTGCAGAATACGCTTACCTACAGGGCTTTGCTAATGACGTTCTGGCTGGCCGCGCTAGTCCTGCCATGGCTGTTGCTCGTATCAGCCTGTACGCTGAATCTGTACGCGGCTCTTACTGGCAGGGTTTGGAGCTTCGGAAGCAAGCGGAAGGTTACGGACTGATGCGCCGCATCCTCGACCCACAGGCTCAGCACTGCGCTGATTGCCCAGCCTTCGCAGCTCGCGGCCTTGTCCCCATCGGCACCCTTCCCATGCCAGGGCAGCGTTGTCAATGCAGGGCACGGTGCAAATGCCGAGTGGAGTTCTACCGTCAGCAAGCGCCTAATGCTCCCGTGTGAAGAGGCCCTAGTATCTAGCGAGCTTCTTTCTTTCAGTGACACGAATCCTCTACTGCGGAGACGTTGGCGTACAGACGGGCTTCGGCAGGGTGGCCGAATATCTCATTCCCGCCCTCGCCAAAGATCATGACGTGTTTGCACTGTGCGTCAATCATCACGGGGACCCTTCCCCAATGCAGCAGCATTGTCAGATGTTTCCGGCAATGGCGCATGGCTCCGACCCGTTCGGTTCCCATCGCATTGCTGAGTTGGTGCAGATCATTCAGCCTGACGTGGTGTTTATTGTCAATGACATTTGGGTGGCGGTCACGCTTGTTGACAAGATTGAGCCACTGAAGGAGAAGCTCGGCTTCAAAACCTGCGTTTACACTCCCATCGACTCCTACGGTCTATTCCCTGAGCTACTTCCCGCTCTGAACAAATGGGACAAGCTCATCACCTACACAGAGTTTGCGAAGGGCGAGATTGAAAAGATGGGCTACGAGCGTCCGATTGGCGTTGTGGGCCATGGCACGGACTTTACCAAGTTCTTCCCCATTGACAAGCAGCAATGCCGGAAGGATGTTGGCGTGCCGGAGGATGTATTCATTGTATTCAATGGCAACAGGAACCAGCCGCGTAAGCGCATCGACCTGACCATCAAGGGCTTCATCAAGTTTGCAAAGGACAAGCCTGATGCTCGCCTGTGGCTCAACATGGGAGCCAAAGATATGGGCTGGGAACTGATCCCTTTGTTCAAACGTGTGGCTAGGGACGCAGGCTACGACCCTGCGGGCAAGCTCATTCTCACCAGCCCGAATTTCTCCACGCACAACTGCCTTCCCATTGAGCAGCTCAACAGGGTGTATAACGCAGTGGACGTGGGCATCAACACTTGTCTGGGCGAGGGGTGGGGCTTGGTCAACACTGAACATGCCGCTACTGGCCGCCCGCAGCTAGTGCCAGACCACACAAGCCTAAAGGAAATCTTTAGCGACGTGCCTCGCATTCGCATTGAAAGCTGGGAAACCGACAGGAACTATGGACTGGAGCGCGGGCAAGTGTCTCCTGATCATCTTGCAGAGCTTCTCGATGCCTACTACTACAACCGCGAACTGATGGAGGAAGACGGGCAGTGGTGCCATGAGCGCATCCATGAAGAACAGTTCTCCTGGGAGCATGTGACCAATACGATGCTCGGCCATATCAATGAGCTGCTCAAGCCCGCTGAAAAGATCAAGCCCGAGTTCAAGGGTTTTGGCGCTCCTGTGAAGGTGAACTGATCATGCACGTTTCGCAAATCTTCTTGAATGACGATGGTGGCAAAGAACTACCTCCCGCATTGCAACAGATTACAAGCACCGTACAGCAAGGTTTTCCTGATGCTGATTACATGCGCTACGACAACGCTTCTCTAAGGGAGTTCATTGTTGAGCACTATGAGCAATCAGTGGTGGATGCCTATGACAGCCTTCGCTCCTATTCCAACAAGGCTGACCTTGGGCGCTATTGCATCCTCTATGCCATTGGTGGCTGGTACTTCGACATTGCCATTCGGCTGCATTCGCCAGTGCAACTGGGCGAGCAAGTTGACTTTCTCGCCTTCCGTGAAATCCAGAAGTTCACTGGCACTTGCTGGGCGTGCATGACTGCTGTGCTGTTTTCCAAGCCGCGCAATCCCGCACTGCTCAATGCTATTAGTCAAGTGGTGGAGAACTGTCAAAATGAATACTATGGCATCACGCCATTGTCCCCTACTGCTACTCCCGTACTGGGGCAAGCCTTGGCAAGGCATAGCGAGCAGGCATCATTCATCTATGGCGACTTCCTGCAGCTAACACCCACCCATCAAAAACACAACACTGCCTTCGTTCTACCTGACGGAACTATTCTTGCATGGGGCAAACCTGCGGGAGGTGGCGACTTGTCCGCTTTTGGGGCTAAGGGTACGAACAACTACAATCAACTCTGGCAAGATCGGCAGATTTACCAGTGAAATACTTTCTGGACCTTGGCACTCACTACTTAGACAATGGCGGGAAGTATTCAGGTTGCGAAAGCGGCTTGCTTGCGTTTGAAAAGCAACTATTCTTTGGCAAGGAGCCTCCCTATGACTGGCATGTTCTCACGTTTGAGCCGTCTGCTCATGCAGTACAGGCAAATAAGTCCGCCATTCCCTCCATTGAAAAACGCTTTCTTTCGTTTCAGGCTTTTCATGCTGCTATTGGCACAGAAGATGCCCTAGTCACTTTCAAGTGGCTGCCTGGTTATAGCGCTGCGTCTACTTGCGTAATGGAGCCACTGGCGGAAATCGAGCGGCATCAATGCCAAGAGCTTTACGTGGAGTCAATGGACGTAAAGCGAGTGGTGCAAGAAATCATCGACGCGGACGACGAAGCGACCATCTATATCAAGTGCGACATTGAAGGAGCAGAGTTTACTGTATTGCCGCGTTTGCTGGAAGTCGAAAACGTGGGGCAATGGGTGAAGGCTGTGTATGTTGAGTGGCATGATCGCTTCTGGCAAGGTAAGCCACGTCACAACGAGATTCTGCAGACCAAGGCTACGATTGTGGAAGACTGCGCCAAGTCAAAGGTGGCGCTTTATGACTGGGTGTGACAATGGCCGACAAAAAGCAGCAAGCAAAAATTCGGCTTGTTTTGCGTGAGTTCAAAAGCGGCAAGCTCAAAAGCAGCAGCGGAGAAGCAGTTACAAGCCCCAAGCAAGCTCTTGCCATTGCTCTATCGGAAACTGGTATGTCGCGCAAGCCCAAAAAGGACATGGGCGATGAATACTACCTCGCCTTCATGAAGGAGCTTGGCGGAGGTGATGACGATGAAGAGGACGGCAGGGGCGACTCTGAATCATTTTCCCCTCCATCGTCTGTTCGCTCTGCTGCTCGCAGAGGGCTGGAGCTGCGCAAGAAGCACGGCAAAGGTGGCCTGACCACGCAAGAGGCAGGCAAGCAAGGCATTGGCAGTGGCGTGGCCAGGGCAACAAGCTTGGCCAACGGAGAGGCAGTGAGCTACGAAACGATCAAGCGCATGGCGGCATTCTTCTCTCGGCACGAAAAGAACAAGAGCGGAGGCGAGGATGATGCTGGCCGAATCGCTTGGTTGCTCTGGGGATCGGACGCGGGTAGGGCGTGGGCAAGTCGCATTATTAAGATGGTTGAGAGTCGCCGCAAAAAGCAATGAACGAGCACGTTCACACGATGGAAGACGAGGATGATGATGGCATTGGCATCATGCAAGCCCTTTCCATCCTGTCGGCGCATGAGCATCGAGACACTCCCCATTGGCGGCTAGTTGAGCAGCAACATTTCAAAAATGGGCGGCACGACGAAACCCACATGTTCGTGGAGAACTACTACGAAAAGCCGCACGAAGACTACGTGCCAGTGAAGATGCTGGTGTTTGAAGCGGAAGCGATTGCCAAGGCGTATGTAATGGCAGGAGTGGAGAGCCAGGTGAGAGCTATCAGAGGTCAGGGCATGGACGACGACGATGACGATTGAGCGGGAAGAGCCACGAAGCTAGGAAGGCCCAAAAGCCACAAGACGGAAAAATCGTACAATCCGCTAAGAGTGGAAAGCTGAACCACCGATGGCTCGGTTTCCCCTCTCTCCATTCGGCAGTATGTTGACTGGCTAATGTGCAGCTTTTTCGCTACATCTCGCTGAGAAAGGCCGCTGTTTTCTCGCAGTTCTTTCATGCGGCGAGCGATGAACAGTCTTCGCTCTGGATGCGGCATGTTTAGCGCATTGTCTTTGCTTGTCAGGAATCGCATGGTAACTTGCGGCGAGTGATCGTCCAGCCTTTGTAATGTTTCCGTTCTCCCTTGATTACTCGATTCAAGGTGCCCCTGTTTAGCCCATATCTACGACAGGTTTCCCAGAGATTGTGACTGGCGATGATTCGACCGTCGGGTGCTCTTAGACAGTAATAAAAGCCACGAGCGCCAGCGCACAAGTTCATACTTCTGCGCAAGTCTCGAATTGCCTTCTGCTGCTCGGTCAAGTTCGCATGGGGATCACTTGTCGCCACGTAGTAAAACTTGTCGCTCGTCTGTCTTGCTTTGTTGGCAAAGTGAGGATTGATGTCCACCTCGTAAAAGTGATGCAGAGCGATTTCGGCGGCTAAGGCTTCCTCCGCTGAATTAAACTCTGCCAATACGATCTTCTCCGTGGGCTTGAAGGTCTTATCGGAAAAGCTGCCCATGTAGGGATCTTGGCATGGGGGAACCTTGCTAGACCTTTTGCCAATGTAGCCTCGCCCCCATTCCTCGTAAGAGTAGTAGACGTAGTGCCAAGCCTCGGACATTGATTCGCCTATGAATCATTTGACATAGCATAGCCACTCTGAATGGATAGTATATGTTTATGGATTCACGCCCATGCTTTCGCTACGACGTATCCCAAATCAGTGATTACCAATTCACTGAAGAGGGCTACTTGAAGGTCCGTGCTCGCATTGCGCGTTCGGGCATTCAAACGTATTCGGACGCGAGTGGCGGTATCCGCTTGGAGTACAGACCGGAAGAAGAGGTGTCCTCGCAAGAGGCACTTGATAGTTTCCGGGAAAAGTGTTTGACACGTGAGCATCCCCCAGTGCTGCTTGATGCGTCAAACACAAAAGACTACGCAGTGGGTTTTTCCAGCGCCGACGTGTCGTACTCCGATGGCTTTGTTGAATCCACTCTCACTGTCACTGACAAAGAGACAATTGAGGACATCATGCGCGGAGACGTGCGTGAAGTGTCTTGTGGATACAAGGTGGAATATGTTGACGAACCTGGCACTACACCAGAAGGTCAGCATTATGACGGCTATCAGAAGAATATCCGTGGAAACCACATTGCCATTGTCAAAAGAGCAAGAGGAGGGCCGCAAGTTCGCCTCATGCTCGACTCAGCGGATGCCGCTGTGACTGATCTACTTCTATCCCCCGAAACAAAAATGTCCGCAAGCATCGTGTTTGACGGCGTTTCGTTTGAGGCTGATCCGGCTCTTGCTGCCGCGATTGCTGCCGAGCGTGAAGACGCGAAGGCGAGCTATGCCGATATGAAGCGCAAGTATGACGAGATGATGTCCAGCGCCTCCAAGATGAAAGAGGAGATGGACATGATGGAGAAGGAGATGAAAGGGAAGATGGACGCTGCCGAAGGCCGCGCCGACGCCCTTGCTCAAGAACTTGAAGCCGCCAAGGCTGATCTTGAAGCCGCCAAGCAAGTGAACGTTGATTCGCTTGTGGACGAGCGCATCGCTCTCATTGACAAGGCTCGCGCCACCCTGGACAGCGAGTTTGATTTCTCCGGCAAGACTGCTCGGGAAGTCATGGAAGCCTCCATCAAAGCCGTTCGCGGCGACGCCGATCTGTCGGAGCGTTCCGACGATTATGTGCTGGCCATGTTCGACACCCTGTCGGAAACCGCCCGCAAGGATTCGGCTTCAACTGACAACCTCCGCAAGGCCGTGGCTTCTATTGCCTCGCCTGTGGCTGCACCGTCTTCCTACATGGAGCGTCTGCAGAACGGTTGGAAAACCCCCCTTTCCGTTACTAAGGAGAAGCGCTGATCATGGCCGTCACCTTCACTCAAACTGCAACTGGCGTCACTGGTGGCGTGCAGCAGGATTACGCCCTGCAGCATGATCCCCTGCTGGAAGGCCAGCTTTCCGACATGCGCGACAACACTATTGGCGCCTATGTCAATGAAACTACTGGCGTGCTTGCTTTCGGCAACGTGCTCACCTACGCCAGCGGTGGCACTGTTGACAACAGTGCCAAGACTATCTCTGGCACTTCTGAAACCGTGGTGGGCGTCAACGTTCTCACCTACGTTGACGAGACTGCTCTTGATGGTAACAGCCGTCCTGGTGTGAAAGTCAATCAGGCGCTGAATGTCATGAACAAAGGCGCCGTGGCCGTCTACGTGCATGGTTCTGTCACCCCTGCCTCGACTGTGCGCGTGATCCACACTGCTACTGGCGTCAAGTATGCCGGTCAGTTCCACGCCACGTCCATCTCTGGCCGCACTGCTGTGCTCTCCAATGCTCGCTACCTGACTAGCGCTGCTTCTGGGCTGGCCATCCTTGAGCTGAACGGTCCCTCGTTCACGCTCACCGCTGACACCACCACTGCTTGATAGGAGGCCCTACCAATGTCTGAATTTCGTATGGATGAGGCGGGCCTGTTTCTTGAGCGTCAGCTTGAGTACATCCGCCCCCAGGTGTTTGAAACCGTCTACGCGGACATCAAATACCCCACCATTCTGCCTGTGACTGCCGAAGCCGGTAACGCAGCGCAAACCTTCACCTACCGTGTGATGGACAGCACTGGCGACTTCCGCCTGCTGGCTGACGCTGCTGATGATCTGCCTCGGGCTGACATTAGCCAAGTGGAGAAGAGCATCAACATCCGCTCCTTTGGCGGCAGCTTCGGCTACACCGTGCAGGAACTGCGGGCTGCTCAAATGGCCAACGTCGCCCTGGAGCAGCGTCGTGCTGCTGCCGTGCGTCGCGCCTACGAGGAGAAAGTAGAAGAGATTGCCATGTTCGGTGAGGCTTCTGCTTCGCTGGCTGGTTTCTTCAACAACTCCACGGTTGACGTGCTGCAGGCTGACAAGTGGTTCACCGACTCCGGCACCACTTCTGAGGAAATGCTTGAGCTGCTGAACTATGGCGTGACTGCCATTGTCAACGGCTCCAAGATGAAGGAAACGCCTGACACCATCCTCATTGCCTATGAGGACTTCCGCGTGATCTCCACCCAGCGCAACTCCGATTCCTCGGACGTGACTGTGCTGGAATACTTCCTGCGCACCAACCCCTACATCACATCCATTGAGCCGATCAATCAGCTCGATGCAGACAACAGCGTACTGAACACCAATCGCATGGTGGTTTACAAGCGTGACCCGCAGAAGGTGCAACTGCACATTCCGCAACCGCTTGAGCTGTTCCCGCCTCAGCAACGTGGTCTGGAGTTCGTGGTGCCTGCTCACGCTCGCGTGGGTGGTGTGGCCATCTACTTCCCCAAGAGCGTCATCTACGTTCAAAACAACTGAGGATGAGAAAGTTTAGGGCGTTAGGCTTGGCGGCAGTTCCTAGTTGAACCAATGCTTATTGCTTATCGCCCTGAACTGGAAAATCCGCCGCGTGAAGGGGGCTTTGGCGTGATCACCAATGCCGGGATTATTCAGCTCACTCCTGGCGTCAATGCAGACGTGCCTGAGTCCAAATGGGCAGAGGCTCGTCAAAACCGACAAGTGAAGCGCTTGATGGCCATTGGTGCCATTGAAGAGATGAAGGACATGCCTACTGTGCAAGACATTCCGCAAAGCGTGGAAACCCTGTCTCAGCTTGCACAGCGCGATGCTCTCAGCATGATCGAGATTATGCACGACGAAGAGCAACTTCTTGACTGGAAGAAGATCGAAGGCCGCATCCGCATCCGCAACGCCATCGCCCGCCGCATCGAAGCCATTAAAACAGGGAAGGCATGACCATGGCCGTCACTGCATCTGGCTTTTTGGAGCGGTTTCCTGAGTTTGAACCCCATCCATCGGGGATCGTTAATGGAGCCATTACTGAAGCATCGGCGGATGTAAGCGAGGAGATTTTTGGCAGTCAAACCGACCGCGCCATCAAGCACCTTGCCGCTCACATTATTGCCATTCAACTTGCGCAAATGGGCATCGAAATTGGTGCCACTGAAGGCAAGGTTTATGGCAAAGGGCTTGAGGCCACGCAATATGGCCAAGAGTTCAAACGAATGCTTGAAACCGTCGCTGGTTCCACTTCCATTGGCTTCGTCGCATGATTAACGGCCTGTCGCCACTCGCTAATGCCACCCTGGTTTGGCAAGTGGCTTCGGGCTATGCTCTGGACGAAGAAACTGGCAATTACGTTGGCCTGTCATCAGGCGTCACGTACTATGCCAGTCTCAAGCAAAAGAACAATCCACGGTATGACTACCTTCTAGGCGCTGACAACACGGCAGTGTATATGGAAGGCAGACTGACAGGGCCTCTGGCGTTGTCTGGTATCACTCCTGGGAGTTCGGCTGCTGCAACGATCAATGGAAGGGAAGGACGGTTTGAGCTATTGCCCAACGAACACATTGCTGAACACTATTGGCAATTCTTGGGCACGCCAATCAGGGGCATTTTTAGACTGGTTGGCAAAGGAAGCGTACAGAACGTCTGACGCTTAACCACTTTCTCTTTCCATTGAGGATTTTCAAATGCTCTACCACCCCACTGAATTGGTTAAGAGCCAAGACGTTATTGTACGTGTTGGCGCTATTCCCCTGGCCTCTGGTCGTCCTGTGATCACGCAGAGCGGCGCTACGTTCACCGTGAGCGGGGTTCCCACCCTCTTCACCCTGCAGGCTGCCACCACGGCTTCTGTGGCCTTCAACGATGGCAACCAAGAGTTCTACCTGCTTGGCGGCGGCGGCTTCGCTGACAGCGTGATCACCACCTCTCAGGCCACTGCTTCGATCACCTCCTACTTTCAGAAGGACGTTGATGGCACGGTATTCCTGCCCAACAGCTTTGATGAAGCGTTCCAAGTGATCAGCGCTTCACGCTACGACAAAAACCATGAGGTGTATGTCGAGATCAACAAGCAGCTTGGTGTGAGTGGCACCACTTTCTACTACGACCGTGTGGCCTTCACTGCTTGCGTGATGAACTACAACGAGAGCTACCCTGCTGACAACCTTGTGGAAGTCACCTTTGATCTCGTTAGCCGCAGCCGCATTGGCATCCATCAGAGTGCCACCAGCTCTGGCAGCATCATCCCTGTTGCCCCCAACTGACCTTCTCTCCCATAGCTCTGTTAGCCTCTCCTTACGGGGAGGCTTTTTATTGTGAACATCGCTCAACTCCGCGACACTGTTACGACGCTGCTGACGATGCAGCCCGACCTGATTGGTAGTTATACGCTGCCTGATGGTAAGACTATTCCTGCTGTGTATGTGGTGGGACAGAAAGGCGTGCCGCCTGAATGGAAAGTGGCGGGCATGGAAGCGACGCTTAGGCAGTATGCAGCGCCAAGGTCAAGAGCAGGAGTGGGCGTGGCCCATGCCTTGATGCAATGGGAAGTGATGCTGACGCAATACAATCCAGACGGGAAGGAGATAGCGGACGCAATGGACAGAATGATTAGGCGATTCCCTGACGCCACCTACCAGTTCTTGCAAGGCACTGACATCTCTTACGAGCGTTTGCGCGTCATCATTCCCGACCACCAAATCAAGAGGCTCATTCGCTGATGGCAGTCATCTCCGCTCGCATCATCAATGCCAAGTTGATTGAGGATGCTATTGTCAAAGCGTTTGAGCAATGGACGGAAGAGTATATTCAGGACATCTATTGGGAAGAGCAGTTTGAAAGCGACAAGTGGAGATGGAGCAATGACAACAACAATCAGACAAAGCGCCAAAACCCGGCCGCAGGCACTGCTGGATCTCCGCGAGACATTTACGACTGGGGCGATCTTTACAAGAGCGGGCGAGACAGCTATGAGTTTTCACTGAATGCCAATGGAGCAGAGGCTACTTGGATTTGGGATGCAATAAATGAAAGCGGCGACAAATATGCTTGGTACGTTCACTATGGAACAAAGTACATGCAGAGCAGAGCTTTCACTGACGACCTAGTGCTTGAGGCTTCTTTCTTCTGGAATGGTCCTGGCAAGTCTCTCACTGCTTTTGTCCAAAACCATCTAAACAAGATCAATGCACGTTGATTACTTGGCCAGCGAAGATGGCAGGGTTCATGTCATCAACTGCACTCAAGAGGCGGCAAGCTTAGAAGCGGGTATTCTCTGTCTTGTTTCCTTTCATGGCGACACGGCTACAATCTGCAATGACAGCCACCGTTTCTTGGTGGAAGTGCCTCCTGAATGTCGTTCCTCTAGTGAGCGCGTCAAGGCTTTCAACGTTACCCTGAACATCCTCAGTCATGAGCAAGTATAGTTTCCTGCTTCAAGGGGAAGAGCCTGAATACTTTGAGCTGCTGCCTGGGTTGCGATTGCGCAAGTATGGCGGCTGGCTTGTTGCCGAATCCATTGAACAAGAGGAAGCAAGCCGTGCTCAGTCACAGGCCACCATCCGCGCTGTGCAACTGGCCAAGAAGATTTCCGCCAGTAAAGGCGTGAGCCTTGAGGAAGCCTTTGACATGCTGCAGGGCGGTGCAAGCATGGGAGAGATGGATTTGCTCAGCGACTTCACGGAAGAGACGCTGGGGATGCTGAACAGCGTGGGCAGCGTGGAAGTGAGCAATGCTCGCATTGTCACCACTTTCATGCGGTGCCGTGGTGAGGCGATGATGGACGGCGAGTGGCAGCGCACTGAAGACTGGTCGCTGGACGACACAAAGGCAATGGGGCGCAAGCTGATTGCTGCCACGCTTGAGTTTATTGCTGACGAGCAGCAAGCTGAACTCGCGGAGGCTGGAGCAGCAAAAAAAGCGAAGACGACGAAGGCTTAAGCCCCGTCGAACGCTTAGAAAAGCAAGCTAGACGCACGCTAAAGAATCTTACGCGCTGGGACGACATTTACTTCCGACTTTCCGCATCGGAATACCGGGATGATCGTTGGTCAGCGCGTAACTTTGGCCTGCAAAGAACTAAGGACGTGGTGAAGGCGCTGAAGTGGATTGAGCGCCATGACGTGAATCGCCATAACATCGACAACATTGCTACTGCCAAACTTGGCGCAGTGGTGGTTGGTGCGCTGGGTGGCAAGAAGGCAAGAGTGAGCCCTGCTGACTTCCTGCCGTTTGATACGCGCAAGATGCAGAAGGATACGGGCGTGACGGAAGAGAGCCTGCGTATTTTGCGTCAATTGCTCAAAACTCGACGGATGGATGGAAGACTGATTGGTATGTTGGCAGAAGAGATCAAGACTGCATCCTCGCGTGAGAATGCAGAATAGTTCGTTAAGCTAAGTGATAATAGGCATGTTGCTGCGATATGGCCGCTCCTGAGCTAAGGCTATCAGTTGGTCTTGACCTGGCTCTTCTCAGGCAGCAAATTTCAACCATTGGCACGCAGCTTGGTGGGCAACCAATTACGCTGCGCACGCAATTTGACAGGCGCCTGATTGTCACTCAATACAAGGCTCTTGATCGTTTTCTGAACAGCAAAACGTTCACGCTGAAAATTAAAGACGTTCAGCTTGACGCTTCCATAGCGAAAGCAGAAAAACTGAAAGACAGGCTGGAGGCACTGCAAGATACAAAGCTAGAGATTCCTGTTAGTGGCAGGGCAGCAGTCAGTCAGCGTGAAGCCCGCAAGATTCGCGCTGATGTCTACAGAGGCATCATGGCTCAAGGGGGCAAGATACTGCTTCCCGTGGGACTGCAGCCACTGTCCGATAGTGCCGCGAGCAAGTTCAAGGCAGATGTAGTTAGAAAGCTTGGTTCTGCCACTATTGACGTAAAGGCCAATCTGCAATCAGCAGCAATTCGTGGCGGCGCCAAGACGCAAGCAGAAATTGATGCCGAGGTAGCGCGTGGAATGCAAACCATTAGCGCAATGGGTGCGGCACGAATGGCTGGCGGCGGCGTCACGGAAGCCGCTCGACGTTCGCAGCTTCAATCCCGCTTAGAGACTGGTGGCTTCACGAATGAGCAACTGAGGCAGATTGCTAAGCAGATGAATGTATCTGGCGTTAGCAAACTAAACAAGGGCAACATCATTCAAAAGATTGTTGCCGATGCGTCAGTGGAGATGATCAAGAAGTTTCTTGATCCTCAGGCTGTGATGCGCAATCCAGACAGGAGCGGCGTGCAGCGAGTGTTGGATACGTTTGCCAGGGGCGTCTTCCACATGCTGGGCATGGACCCGGCGCAGGTTGCGGCACAACGAAGAGCGAGGCTTGCCCCTCCTGCGATCAACTGGCCTGCTCAGGTGCCGCCAAGCTCTCGCCCTCCCATTGGCCCATCCTCTACTGGCAGGGCGCTGCCGCCTGGCGCAAACTTTGCAGCACTACCCGGCACGTCATTCGCAGAGCAAAAGCGACTTGTTGGCGACATTCTTTCCCCATCTCTAAAAGAAGCTCTACGTGGAGCCGCTAATGCTTTTGTCGATTCAATAAGAGCCGAGTTAAATGCTGCAGTGCGCTCCGTAAACGTGCGTGATCTTGGCACTTCCATGCAGGCAGCGTTGGGTGGTCGGCAGATCGCAGGATTACTGCCTTCCGCTACTGGTATGTCCGTGCAAGATCGCATTGCACAGGCGTATCAAAGATCAGCGGCGCGTGGCTTGTCAGTGATGGCAGAAGGCGTTGGTGGAGGCGGCCCACCTCAACTTCCCCCTGGTGTTGGTCGGACTCCTGCGCCTTACGGAGGAGGCGGGGAAAGACCTTCTACCGCACTTCCCTCTGGCTACCTCGCTGGTGGTCGATTCGCCAAGTCGCTAGGAGAAGCTGACCGTTACCTTCGTCAAGCAAGAGTGCCGCTTGCTGGTGCTATTGAGGAGCTTGCTGGAGAGTTCGGGCAAGCTACGAAACAAGTGTTGCTGTATGGCGCTGCTTACAAGGGCTTGGCGTTCATCATGGACTTGCCGCGTCAGGCGCTGGATGCTTCTAGCGCCCTGCAGTCTATCCGCAACCAGCTCAATGCCATCACTGGCTCCGCTGCGGAGACTGACCGTTCCTTTGCCTTCTTAGACAATTTGGCGGATCGCTTTGCCGTGCCATTGGCAAGTATCAGGGAAGGCTTTGCCCGCATGTACGCCTCGATGGCGCCTGCAGGGTTTGGCGCGGAAGAAATCCAAAACCTGTTCACTGGTGTGTCAAAGGCTGCTGCCACATTCGGCTTGAGTGCCGACAAGGTAGACAGGGTGACATACGCCCTTTCTCAGATGGCGAGCAAGGGGCAGATCACGGCAGAAGAGCTGCGTGGGCAGTTGGGCGACGTGCTGCCTGGAGCATTGGCGCTTTTCGCAGAAGCAGCGCAAATGGACATTCCTGAGTTCTCCAAGGCGATGGAGGACGGAGCTTTCAGGGGCAAGGCAATGCAGCAAGTGCTTAATAATGTAGGCATTCTGCTAAATCGAGACTTTTCTCAAGGTGCGGCTGGTGCTGCCAAAACTCTTCGTGGTGCGCTGAATGACATGCAGAATAGCGTGCTGAGGCTGTACGAGGCATTTGAGCCGCTTGTAAACATTGTTGCACAACAGGCTTTCCCATTGATCTCTGAGGCTGTTGCAAGTGCAACGCAAGCAGTGCAAGCATTCGCTGCTGCAGCGCAAGGCAACGCTGGCCCCGCTGGCGCATTGAGCGGGCAAGCACTAGCCATTTATACGGTGTTCCAGCAGATCACTGAAATTGGCAGGGCGCTAGGCGATGTGATTATGAGCCTGGCGCCAACATTTGCGGAGCTGGGCAGGTTCATTTTGTTCGCATTGGAGCAAATTGCTCGATTCATCAATACTCCCGTTGGTGGATTCTTGGCCAACTTTGCCGCGAAGGTTGCGCTTGTAACTGCCGCACTTCAGCTTATGGCGAAGGCTGGAATCGTGGCAGCGGTGAGAGGATTGGTCCTGCTTGCCACTCAAACTCAAGCGACCATTGTGAAGCTCAGAGTTCTTATTGCCACGTCTGCGGCTGCAAAGGCGGCTCTTGCTGGCATTGTCGTAGCGGCCGTGTGGACTGCTTTTGAAATACTCGCCAATTCGATTGACAGAGTAAATCAAAAGCTGGCAGAGTCTGCGGCAAGGGCTAGGAAGGCACGTGATGAATTGAACGAGATGGCCGTTGCTGGCATGACTGAGCCTATAACACGGAAGCTAGGTGAAGCGGAAGAGAGAGTGCAGTCCTTCAAGAGGTCACGTGACATCTTGGCGACGATTGCCGCGAAAGGCCCTCAGCAGGTATCGGAAGAGGATTTCGCCAGGCTTCAACGCAGTGGATTAGCCGCAGGACTAGCCCGTGGCCCCGGCGGTTTTGTGCAACGGGCTGCAGGAGGCGTTCCTCTTGTCGGGGCATCGCCTGACATCACACAACAGCAGGCTAGTGCCAATTTACAACTAGCTGAAATTGCTTGGCGTGAAGCGTTAAGTGACGCAGGAAACGCAGCGGATGAGTTGAAAACCGCCGTTCAAGTGGCCAATCAAAGCAAACAGCAAGCCCTCACCCCCATTGACCTACAGCCTTCTGGTGATCCAGACAAGGCAGCCAGAAAAGCTGAAGAAGATCGCGCAAAACTTGCCGCAGAGCAACAGCGCCTTGCGGAGCAATATGCTCGACAACAAGGACAGCTAATCACTGCAACTGCTGAGTTCCAGAACGATAAAGACAAGCTCCGCTACGAGCAAATGCGCGAACTAGCAGAGCAAAGTTTTGAGCTGGAAAAATCGCTCATGGATGCAAAGTTTGATTATGAAATGGCTGGCATGAATGAAATACATGCCAAGAATAAGCGCAATGAAAAAGAGCTTCTTGAAATACAAATGCGTAGCATCAGGCGTCTTTCTGAGGCCACTGCTCGCGTCACGGAAGCTGGCATGAAAATCAATGCGGCCAAGGCGCTGCGGGCGGCAAGTCAACAAGCGGCGGCACTGCTGCCCGCAGAAGGTGCGGCGGCGATGGGCGGACAGGGTAATGTTCAGAACTACCTAAGGCGACTTGCTTTCCTTGAGACACGCATCAGAAACGTGCCCAATGCGGAAGGGTCTGGAGCAATGGGCTACTTCCAGACAAAGGGACCATTCCATCAAGAAGCCCTTGCTGCTTCTGGAGGGAAAAACTCAAGATCGGCAAACTACAGCGAGTCGGCTGCTGCAGTTGAAGGGTGGATCAAGCGGCATCGGCCACGCGCTTATGAGGCGATTGTCGCGGGAAGGTTTGATGATGCTGACGCGATCCTGAGCCAAGGCACTTGGCCATCGCTGCCAGGCGGTAGCCAGGCGCAGCCTCCCGAGATTCAACGTCAAGCAAGGCAGTTCTTGACGCCTCCCGCAGCTCCAGTGCTTCCCTCCGCGACTGGCGCAGCCCCGCCTGCTTCTGTGGCCACGCTGGGAGTAGCGGTGCCAGTGATCCATCCTGAAACGGGAAGCGGCTATACGGTGCCAGGTGTTAAAGATGCGCAGGGTCGTCCTGTTGTATTCAGCAGGGAGGCAGCAGAAGCCTTTGCGGCGATGATTACAGCGTCCGGTGGACAGGTAAGGGGAAGTGACATTGCCAGCTCCCAGCGCTCGGCCCGTAAAAATGCAGCGGTTGGAGGTGCCACGGGTTCTCGACACCTAGCCGGCACTGCAATGGACATACATGGGCGGTCTTTGGAATGGATTAAAAGACATGGCGCCCAGTATGGCTGGAACATCCACGATTACCCAGGCTCTCACGGCGGCCACGTTGAGTTTAGTGGCATGAAGAGGCCCGCCTCTGGTGCTAGGCAGTCTATTGCTAGGGCCGAACAAGGTGCTGAGTTCAGCGTTGAACTGGCCGAAATGGAGAGGGCAAACGTCTTAGCCATTGAGCTAGGGAAAGTTGTCAATGGGGCGAGGGTTGACCTTGAGCAAACCCGCGCACTTCTTGCGCAACAAGTGGGAGAAATCTTCCCCGTTGAACAACTGCGTCTTGATGCGCAGTTGCTAAAAGAACGCAATGCCCTCCTTCTGCAAGGCGCTCCAGAGGAGTACATCCAAGCTCGCGAGCAAATCACGCGAGCCGACATTGCTGGCACATTGCAAGCGGAAACTTATAGGCAGAAAATTACAGAGTTGGAAGTTCAAGAGAAGACGCTTGCAGAGCAGGTCAAGAAAGGAGGAGAAATGCAGGCTCTCTACGAGGCCGAGTTAAAGGGAGTACAGGATCGAATCGCGTTACACACAAAAGCGCTGGAATCCGTAACGACGCAGCAAGCCGCATACAACGCAGAAGTACTGGAGGCTTCGCTTTTGGCGTTGAAAAACGCTGACGCGATGAAGGCTATGGAAGAAGCCGCCGCCTTAGTGAATGATGCCGTTGATGGCGTGCTGTCAAGCTACAAGGGCTTGTTCGTTGACATTATGAGCGGAGGTGACATTAAAGAAGCTGCTAAGCGGATGCAGGAAAGTCTGTCTA